CTAGGTATCCTAATGTAATCACTTTCATTGTCCAAAAGGTCTACTCTATAAATTTTATTAGCCTCTAGTTTATTCCCCGAAGAGTCGCTAGCTCCATCTCCTATATCATACCACATCTGACCAGAAACTGTACTTATTCTAGCCTGCAATGATTTAGTACTATACATCCCTACTTGAACTAAGGCATCATTAATCAAAGTCATTATATATTGCTCTGGAGCTCCGGGAAAATTTTCCCTAATCCTACTTATAATTTGCTTTACTGTTAAACTATGCACTGCCATTTTATAAGCTCTCTATTTCTTTTTTATAATCATCTTTTAACTGAGCTAATATAGGCATTATTAACTCAATATCTTGGTCATTGGCTAACATATATTCAGATGCTTTTATACAAGCACCTAAAACTACTGCTCTTTCAGCCTCATCAGGAAAGACAGCTATAGCGGTATCATCATGTTCGACTGTAGGGAATTGTACTTCTGAGTATTTTACTGCTCCAGAACTAGGCAAAACTTCAATAGAATTATTTTCTATAAAAAATACTGGGTCAGTATTTGTAGCTAAATTAATATCGCTACTATCTGAATATCTACCTTTTTGATTTGCTTCAATTCTTCTACATGGTTGCTCTATAGTGCCATCACTCCTAGTTACATGTAATATATGACCAGTGTTTAAAGCATTAGGAGTCCCTGATGTAAAAGTCTGGCTAGACGCGCAAAGATGTAACAACCTCTTAGGAAGCATATTTATAACTTCTTTAGCAGAGTCTGTTAACCACTGATTAGAATGAACTACAAAGATTTTTTAGACATTACTTTCTTTTTTTTCTTAGGTCTTCCGACCTTATTCCCATATGTCCCCTTACCGTACGGCATTGACTTTCTCCTTCCAAAATTCTTTTTGTTGACTTTCTCTTTGAGCTACTTCACTCGCTACATGCTCGTCTAAACTTATAGTATTAAATTCTATATCACTCCTCTTACCCTTTTCGCTCATCATAAACATATTGGTTGTAAATAGAGGAGAGGATGCTCTTTTCCCGCAATTTTTACAATAGAACCAATTTTCGCTATTTGGTTTTTTACAGTGGATACAATTCATATTTTTAATAGTGGGGACATCAATAGACATCCCCACATATCCTTTACTCGTTAATCAGTAGACTTTGAACCAACACCGCCAAAATATAAGACCGTCAGGTCGTCATTGGCTCCAGCTGCTCCAGATAGAGTAACTGTAACAACACTTGCGGAAACATCACAATCTTGAACAGACCTACTGCTCGCATTTGTGGCTCCCATACATGCTATTGCGTACCCATTTTGAGGCGCACTTGATGGTATGTCAACTGTTTGAGACGCAGAGGCTGCACAATTGTGGTCAATTGTGTAGATTCCTCCACCTATGTTCTGTTCTAGTACATTAGCTCTCATAATTAAACTCCTTGTAAATGAATTAACATGTGACTTTCAGGAAGAGATACTTCCAGCCCAGCTTCAGTTAAAATCATATCTTTACGTAAGTCTTCATCAGCTCCTTGAACATTAGTCATAATTTGAGTGTCTCTATTAACACCATTACCAACTAATGGCCTGTAAGCGACATTATCCATATCTACTAATGATAAAAAGCCAGAAGCAAATCCTCTAAATAGAGGTTCCTTAACTAAATTCATTGTACCGTGAATTGTTTCAACTTGTAATACCTGATGTCCAAAAGAACCTTGAGCTTTTTCAATATTGTATCTTAATTCATCCGCCATAGAGCCATCAAGAAAAGAGCCTGCGCCCATTTTATTGAAGAAGCTAATAACCGGTAGACTAGCCAAAGCTAACTTAGAACCGGAACTACCTCTTGCGGGGTCATAAAGAACTTCAAAGTCACCTAATATTCTGTCATAGGTAAGTTGAGCAGCTGTTGCACTTCTATAATATGGTGAACCAGCTGAATAAGATATAGCATTAGTTCCCGTTACAGCAGTACCGTTAGCTAAAATGTGACCAACAATACCTTCGGTATATTGGATTCCACCTTGACTAGCACGCTGACCAAAAAGCATAGCTCTTTCAATATCTACTTTATGCTCACGTAGTTTAAGATTCCAAATTCTTTGGAACTCATCTGCGTAACCACGATATCTTGTAGCTCTTGAGGTATTAGACATTTCACAAGCTGTTTTAAAGATTTGGGTATACCCATAATCGTTATCAAGCTCTTCTGAAAAAACTTCCGGTGAGCCAGAACCTTCTGCAAAAGATGTGCCAATTACCGTACACTTAGCATTGTTAATATCTACTGTTCCGTCTGAACCAGATATTGTTTTACCAATAAACGATGTATCATTTCCATTATCTACTGGTGTTGATTCTACCCTTAATATTACAGGGTTAGGTACGCTACTAGCTTCCTGACCAACTGCAATAACCATTCCTTTAATCAACCAGTCAACTGATGTTTCGCCACTTGTATTATCAACAGTGTAAGTCTGAGTACTTCCAGCAGCTGCTATTGTAACATCTCCATCAATAAGAAATGAACGATCTGTCATTGACATTTTAGTTCTGTCTTCTAAAAATCGAAACTGTGGGTCATCGGTTGGAACTTTAGCTACCTTCGAAAGATAAACGAAAAATGGGGATTCGTCGGGAGCTAAGTCTGCAACACGGTCTGAAAAGTTGAATAACCGCCTAGTATGGTAGCCAGAAGCTGCCGAACCGGGGTCACCAACGTTCACAATTCCTTGATTGTAATTCGCCATTTAAGACTCCTTTATATATTATTATTTCTACTATTTGAGCCAATAACTCCAGTCCAGATATCATCTAATTCATTACGTTTAGTAGCTTCTCCACCTTGCAAAACTCCTGCTGTTTGAGGAATATTCTTAGTCCTTTTTACAGCTTCCATGCTTTCACTAGTCGATGTTTGAGGAGTATTATATTTCCTATAAACGTCAACTAACATATCAAGCGGGACATCCTGCCTTGGTTTTGTAGCAAACTCTATAAAATTATTAACCTCTTGTTGGTCAGTAATATTATATTTACTAGATAGTTCTTTCTTTAAGTTATCGACTGCTATTGACTCTTGTATGCCTTTCATCTGTTCAGATACTGCACCTTTTACAAGAGCTTTTTGCTCGGATACTCTCATCTCATAAGATGGAGAACCGGGCTTATAATAGGCTTCCCATGGGTCGAATGAATTTTCATCAAGAGCTTGAGGCTCCTGAGGACTTTTAACATTCTCAATTTTTTCACCGTTCAATGTTTTTTTCATAACTTCCACTACATCTGGCCTTTCTTTTAATACATTTCCTAATTTTTCTAATTCCTTCAATTCATCATAGTCTGACTTCATCCTATCATAGTCTGCTGTCTTTTTATCATACATTGATTGAAATTTCTTAGCCTCTTCCTGAGAATCAATCTCTGGCTGAGCCTCTACTTCTTCGAAATGATTATCTGCCATTTCCTCCTGAACGATTTCTTCCTGTTTAAGGTTATCTTCCATATTTAAACTCCTTGATTTCTTTTAATTACTAGCTTCACCCTTTCGGATGTCTTTAAAAGCAGAACCACGTGTTCCTCAAACGTCCTAACGGACACCCTTTCCTACTTTTGCGTTTCTTCTTTACTTAGTCTTTCCTGCGACTCAACTACACTCCTCAACTTATCTAACTTAACTTTACTATCAAATTTAACATTTGTAATAACATCATTAAGTTGGGACTTAAATTTTTGTGCTTCGACTTGCTTTCTCGAATGAACATTTTCACGTTGAGAAGTTTGCAAATCTCCACTTAAGTCCTTTATCTGTTTTTCTAGTTGTTGAATATAGCCTTGCATTTGTGCCATCTGACCTTTTCTTTTTAAAACACCTTCTTTGTCAAAAATCTCTGATTTCTTTAAGACTTCGACATCATCTACCAGACCCATTTTAAAAGCATCCAAGTACATCTGATATTCAGCTACTCTGTTGGACGGCAATGTTGAGCCTGATACTATTCTTACGTCATGCTGACCGATAGTAACATCGTTTTCTATCTGTTGCAATTCACGAGTTTTATCATCGTACATCTTCGTATTGACTGTATATTCTGTTAAGTCATTATTCGGCTGTACAATTCTAAAAGTTTTTTGGTAAGTATAATGACCTTTAGCTAGGTTGTATATACACTTACCCAATCTGTTTAAGCTTCCTTCAATATCTCTTAACTTTGACTTACCTCGAGTCTCACCGTGTTGAGATAGCATGGCTGTACCCCTAACTGTGTCAGGAGCTTTTTCTCTAAAACCTTGCATTAATTCAGGAATACCAAAACTTAAATCTATATAATGCTCTACCCTATCAATTAACGCATAAAACTCTCCCGCTAGGGACTGAGGGGCAGGGAAATGAGGTTGTCCAAATTCCGGATTATAAGGTATAACTGCGTTTGGATTCGCCCAATCTTTTTCCAACTGCCCCAAGTCATCTACGCTACCCTCCGGAACGAGTAACTTTAGGCCTGCAGAGGCCTGTGCATGAGAGAGAGTGAGAGAGAAAAGCTTATTTAATAATCTTTGAGAATCTTTTACTTTAGATACATCTGACTTTGGATATGGAGTATTCGTCCATATATTAGGCACAGGAACTATTGGATACACATCCGTATTCAATACATTTTCATAAAGTAAGATATCTCCTACTGTGCATGTTATTTTAATTCTTGTTTGCGAAACTTCAACTAGGTCAACCAAACCTTGCTCTATTATTTCAGCGTTTTGTTCAATAAATTGAAAATATTTTTCTTGGTCTAGAATTTTTTCTTGACCAGTTTGTCTATTAAATAACCTATAAAAAGGCACTTTAACTTTTTGAAATCTTTCTAAAACTCTATATCTAGTTTCAGTATTCACATCTCGACCTACTACCTCATCTGGGGTGAAAGACCTGCTAGAGTTTTTCATTTGAGAACTAGGGTAATCCTCTTCATGCGTAATAGTTTCTATATCATCTATTATTTCAGTTAATGTTGGATAAACATTTAAAATCTGGTCTCTAGTTAAAATTGTAGATAAAATCATACCAGAAGCATCGTCAAAATATCTATGCCTAGATGCTGGGTCTACATAAACTCTAAAAGGGTCTAAGTATGTGAATTTAATCTCGCCCCGTCCGTAATCAGCCTCTGGGTCAATGTAGGCATAAAAATATCCAAGCCCTGTCGTAGCATAATCGTGGACAGCTTGCTTGAACTGAGTATCTCCGTCAGAGATATCCCATACGTACTCTAGTATAACACGCCATACTAGGGCGAGTCTATTATCAGAATCTTCTCGACCTATGGCGCTATACTTAGGAGAACGAGAAGTTAATAGAGATTTTAATTTTTCTATAGCCGCATATACTCTGTCTATGACAAAATCGGCCTGACCCACTGATTGTAAAATTTCAGATTCATCACTAGTATAATGATTACCTAGGAAAAAATCTACGGAGTCTCTAGCTTCTGTATCCCAATCGGCTCGACTATCTTTCCAAGTTCTCCATAACTGTTTACTTACTTCAGCTGGATTGTCTTCCTGCTGTTCTATTTCCTGTATACTAGAGATAATTACACCTTTATAAGTTTAAAGTAATTCTAAATGATAATTTAATAAATTTTTCTTCAAAAGTCAACCTTTATTTTAAAATATTAAAACTTTTGTCCAGTCATCCACGATATTGCTCTTTTTACACCTTTTTTCTTTTCTTGCTTTTTTATAACATCGTCCATGTCTTTTGCTTCAAACTTTCGACTAACAGGAGCTCTTGAGTGCGCTAAAGCATACCAGATGCCATCAAGAAGGTCATCGTTCTTCCCCTTAGGGAATTGGAACATCTCATCTACAAGATCTTGATGTTTTCTTTTTATATACATTTTACCCCTATTTACTATAGGAGCCACTAAAGATTCAAGCCTATCTTCTTTTTTAATCCCAGATGGAGGTCTAACTCCCTTCGCTAATCCCGGCATTAGCTTTCTTTCGGTACCAGACAATTGATTAACAGCGTCTTTTATAATCCCCTGAGCTCCAACTAGCTCAACATTTGCTCTTTTAACAGGGCTATACTCTTTTGCATAGTTAAGTATTTCATTTGGCATTTCATATAAAGGTACTCTTTCTCTAAAATAATCAACAATGTATACATTTTTATCACTATCAATGCCAACAACCATTATAACTTGAAAGTCGCTATTTTCATTTGCCTCATACGCTAAATCAACACCAATATAGATATTAACAGGTATTGCATCTTTACTATCTACTATATAAGCAAAATTACCGTTAGATACAAATTCTCCGTTATAGTTAGTTAACCTATCTACTTTAAACTTTGCATTTGTTAAATCTCTTGCTTCATTTAAATATTCTTGAGCGAATTTATGCGTTAACCCTACATCTTGAAACCTTCTCCTAATGTCATCTAATTTTTCTGCGGAAAAGTAAGATGGCCATAAAGGGATTCCATTGTCAATAGCTTTATGATAAATAACTTGCCAAGCGTATTTTCTACCTTGCTTTTTAGCGTCATTATATCCATCGTATATACCTTGTAAAAAAGAATCAAAATGGACAATCGTACCTATTAACCAAACAGAACCTTCATTTTCAGCAGAGTTTTCTAACGCAGGCTCAACCGTAGACATAACCCACTCTTTTATCTCTCTTCTCCTATCTGGAGTCTTTGTATTTAATTCTGACTCAAAATCATCTAATATTATATTTGTATACCTTAATCCTAATTGAGAGCGACCACGCAATCTCTGACTAGTGCCTTTTGCTATTATTCTATCTCCCTTACTAGTTGTAAACTCTTTTTCAGTCCATTTACTTCCCTGCAAGTCTCCAAAATAATAATTAAGAGCTGGATTTATTTCTATATGATTTTGAATGTATTTAATATGGTCTGTGGCTTGAGATTGTTCTTCCGCTACCCAAGCTATAAATTCTTTCTTACCTGTGGGATTAAAATACAGCTTATGCATAAGTGCAGCCTTAGCTAATGTACTTTTACCATGACCTCTGGGTAGTATAATGCATATTCTCTTATCTTTATCTGATAATAACACATTACTAAGTTCATACTGATAAGGAGCTGGAGTTGACTTCATAAAGTCTTCCGGCATAAATAATTGTCCAAATGTTACAATATCTTTCCTAGCCATCTCGAGAACTTTTTCTTTCTCGTTAAGGTTAGGGGATATTATATTGAATTTAGAAGCTTTTGTGTTTTTTGACTTAGCCAATCTTGCTCCGGAACCTCTTCAAATACAGATTTATAACTCATTAATAAGGGCCCAGCTATATATATCCACGCTTTAGTAGTTAAAGCGCCTTCGACGTTAATTTTTTCTCTGGTATATAAACCGCTACTGACACCTTCATAATTATCATAAGAAATTAAGTCAGCATCATCAACGCCTAAAAGCTCTACAACTGCACCCTTACCTTCTTTATTTTTAATTATTGCAGGGAAATTTTTATGACCTGGGAAAACCAAGGAAACATCCTTAACGCGATAAGTCTGTTTACCTCCCTTTCTTAAAGTTCCGTACACCGCTAATTTATCCATCTCTTTTTGCTCTCCTTCTATACCAAAGATAATTTAATATTTCATTTTTAGCTTCACTTCCTCTTACCCCAGCAACGCTTATTACCTGTTCTACCTCTCCTTCTATTTCGTTTATATGCGTTATTGTGTCCCAACTAACATCATTCCACAAGTCAAAATCAAGAGAGTCTTCATTAGCAAGTAATACTGTAGGGATAAAGAATAACAACAATCTACTCTTTAAGTTCACGTTTAGCTTCCGCAAGTTTTTTTGTTTCTCCCCCACCTATAGCAGCTAACTGGTCATTAGAGAATCCTTGGAATACCGTAACTGATTCAGAACGTTTTTCAGTATCTTTCATTCCAGATATAGAAACAAGTTCTTTTAGCAAACTAACTTTATCACTATCTTTAGCGTCAACGCTCTCTACAATGTCTTTTATCTTATTTAAGATATATAAAGGAGTTATCTCAGCTTCATTTAATATTTTATCTATTTCTTCTCTTATCAAAGACCTCACCCTTTCTGTATTCATTAATATTTTAGCTTGAGAATCCGCATATCCTTCATTATTGGTTGGATAAGCTTTTAAAAAAGCATCCTTAATGTCATCTCCTTTTGCAACATATTTAGCAAAAAGAAATTCTCTTTTAGTAGCTTTTTTTCTATCTCTTTTTATTTGGTAGGGTATTTTATCTTGAGCTCCAAAAGTATATATATTTTTTCTTGGCTCTCCTTCAAACTTAACACTATCCCTACAAACAAATGAACCTATAGGAGTCCTAATGTAATAATTATACACGCCCTCGACTGTTCCGTTTCGTAGTTCGCCTCGGTGAAGAACAGGACAAACCTGCCCATCATCAGTCTTTACCCAGCAATCTTTGTTGCCATCCCTCCAGTTGTGAACTAATTTTTCATTAGGGTAATTATTTTCAAATTCTTCTATAGATTCAAATATTTCGTACTCTTTACCTGCAACTTTACGTTTAATCATAATCAATAACGCAAAACCAAGACATTACTGCTATATTATCGAACGTCCATCCGTAATAGTCTAATATTATAGTACATAATATAGCAATAAACATCTTCTTATGCAACTGTTGTTTGTAAAAAAAACTACGCTGGAACCACGTTTGCATTAGTATACTGCTCTATTTTTTTATGAAGATCTTCTAAAATCTCTACATCAGCAACATTATGGTCTAATACATACTTTAACGCATCTTTATTTCCGTACCTAGCATCTCTCCAAACTCTAGGGTCAAGGTTTGTTTTACCATCAATCCCTAAAAACTGAGTAGCTACTTTTAAACTACTTCTTGTTAACTGCAGTTTAGACCTAACCAAGTAGTATATATCCTTATGTGACATTTTCCTAAACTTAGGAAATTGAATACCATGGTCAAGAGCTCGTGTACGCATAAAAGGTACATCAAACCCAGTTCCATAGTATGTCAATATAAGGTCATACTTTTTTAGAGCCTTACATAGATTTGTTACTAGCCTATAATCATAAGTACCATTAAACACTTCTGATTTTTTAATTACATCAAAAACAACTTCATCTTTATCTCTTGTTTTTATCGCCCAAGATAACATAATGTCGACGTTTGCTTTTAAGCCAGTAGTTTCAATATCAAGATACCCTATAGTCTTTTCATGACCAGTAGCATATCTACTTGGTTTACGAAGCCCTAAGTTTTCAATCTTTCTTTGAACTGCTTTATAAGTTCTATCATACCCTTGTAAAAGAAGTTTATGATAAATCTGATACCTACTTATTGAAGTATTTTCATAGTTCTGAATAACTGCTAACTCAGCTTCACTCCATGGTTTTCTCTTCATGCTATTTTCTTCTCCTTGTTTTATTAACTAGGTTTATAAAAAATAATACTATATTTATTACTATTGCTTCTATTAAATAGTAAAAAGACAAAGCTATATTCACAATTACTTTCCCCATTTTCCATTATGAACTATTTGAGACATTATTCCATAAACGGATAAATCCTGAAAAGAATCAATAATAGGCTCATTTTTAGGAGTCTCTGCATTTTTAACTACTAAATTCATAAGTCTATTGATTTTGTCATTCATCCTAACAATAAGTCCTGTCAAAGACAGCCTTATGTTACTAGGAGTGTCTAACATTGTTCCCATAGCTATATTACCAGTGCCATAATCGTTTTGCTTAATACAAAATAATACATATTGCTCATTCTGTATCTTTTTAAACTCTGATGTCATATCTGGCCATTCTTTTTCTATTTTACTCACAATAGATTTAGGCTTACTTTTTACTTCTCTTACTGTATTTTCTGTAAATTTAGGCATTACTGTACCTTTTTCCATAAGTAGTCAGCTACACCTAACTGCAACAAGCCATTAGATAATGCATCTATAGCACCTTCATCGTGACTAGCACCCGAATTAGTATATATAACATGTATAATCTCATGCATAAACGTTTCTACTTTACGTGTATGTGTCATTGCCTCATCAATAAATATCTTATTTTCCTTAACGTCGTGCATACCTAACAGCTGCTTACCGTCTTTATTAGGGCTAAGATTCATTTCAACTATGTTATAGTTATGACCACCTACTTTAATTTGCTTTTTAACTGTTTTACTCATTCTCATCACTCTCTTTTTTTATTCTTCCCCAAACAGGCGAAGATGACATTCTAACTGGCGCTTTAACTGACGGCTCTTTCTTTTTAAAGTGGTTTATTATTTCTAATGCCCTTTTAAACTCTTTTCTAGTTTTATTATCCATTATCTATGCTTTTAACCACAATGTTCTCGAAATAGTCACATCCTTCGTTTGCATTACAGGGTTTTCCTTTCTTATCGTTATCTAACCACATTACTAATTTACCTTCTTTCCTCTGCATCATTGCTCCCATGCAATTACCTGACCAATAGTTCGCGCAATAGTTCTTTGCTTTATTTAAGTTACTATTGACCATACCTAAACTTACTAAATAAATATTAACTGTAACAAATAAAAAATAATATAAATTAGTAGTTGACTTTATATAGTTTTGTATGTTATATTTAGAGCGGTGAACCAAACTAAGAAGCTTATATTTATATACTTATTATACTTTCTTAAAAAGAAAATATAATACTAACGTATTATAACAAAGAAAAAGAAAAAAGTTGCAACAGAAAGATGTTTATGTGTAAGTTCTATTTAAGAAAGGGAAACTAATATTATGATTTCAGAACAGGATTTAATTAAAATTTATAATTTTTTAAATAATATAGGACACCTAAGACCTTTAAACGTGTCAGAAGCTAAAGAATTGGCAAAAAAGGTTGAGAAATATGTTTACAATAGTTGATGACTCAAAGGAAAAAAGAAAATATCGTACTGACAATGGAGCATGGATACCAAAACTTTATCCCGG